TCTGTCCAACTTGGCCCTCGCTACCATAACAGCTTCTGGAGACATTACCTCTAGCGGAACCTTTAATGCGTTAGGTGATACTGCCGCCAGTGATAAAGCCGCAGTTGGGTACACTTCCGCTGAAGGTCTTATCCTTACAGGTCAGGGTTCGACCAATGACGTTACGATCAAGAATGATGCTGACGCTGATGTCTTAGAAATTCCTACAGGAGGCACAGATGTCACGGTTGTAGGAGACATTACGGCTGGTGGGACGGTAGGCGCTACTGGCGACACCGCAGCGGGAGATGATGCTGCTCTTGGTTACACTTCTGCCGAAGGACTGATCCTTACAGGCCAGGGTTCGACCAATGATGTTACGATCAAGAACGACGCTGATGCTGACGTAATCACAATCGCCACAGGTGCTACCAATGTAGACATCGTAGGAGATGTAACAGCATCTACGGTAAATGCTGATGGGGACACCGCCGCTGGCGATAATGCCACAATGGGTTACACCGCTGCGGAAGGTCTTATTCTTACAGGCCAGGGAAGCACAAACGATGTTACCATTAAGAACGACGCTGACACTGCGGTTATCAAAATTGCAACGGGCGCAACGGGCGTAGAGATAGTTGGGGCGCTAACTTTAGGGACTGATTTAAGCGTAGCTAACGGTGGCACGGGAGCCAGTACATTTACCGCAAACAATGTACTCTTAGGCAACGGAACCTCCGCCTTTCAGGTAATTGCTCCAGGAGCGGACGGCCAAGTTTTAACGTCAACAGGCAGCACTTGGCAGTCGGAGGCACTGTCAGGGGGAAAAATTCTACAAGTGGTTCAAGCGACGAAGACAGACACATTTACTACAACATCCACAAGTTTTACCGATGTCACCGATGTCACTGTAGATATTACTCCGGCGGCGACAAGTAGTAAGGTTCTGGTTCTTCTTACTGGTTTTGTTGGTAATTCCTCCACGGGTAATGCTAATGCTTACTTATCGCTTGTGAGAGGCTCGACCGAAATATTTATAGGTGATGCGGCCAGCAGCCGAGTACGAGCATCGACAACCATTGGGCCGAGTAGGTCTGCCAATGGGATTGCTTACGGCGTAAGTATTGCGTATGTGGATTCCCCCTCCTCAACTTCTTCGACAACCTACAAAGCTCAAGCGCGAATTGGGGGTGAGGGCACCATGGTGGTTGGACGTTCCGGCGATGACTCTGACGCTGACAATGAGGGCCGAGTGCCAACGTCCATAATCGTTATGGAGATAGGGGCATGACAAATATTGCTAGAGCAATCCTTGAGCTCGATTCCACTGCTCAAGTTTCTATTAATGCAGAAGACATTAACCAAATCACTTGGCATGATGGCAATCCCAACAACATTACCGCCGAGCAGATTGTTGCTAAACAGGCAGAGCTACAGTCAGAATATGACGCCCAAGAATATGCAAGAACACGAGAGACTGCATATCCTGCCGTTGGCGATCAGCTTGACATGCAATACTGGGATCAAGTCAACGGAACGACTACCTGGAAAGATACTATTGCAGCGGTGAAGGCAGCACATCCGAAACCAGAATAATGAGACACCTGCGTCCTTTCTTCAGAGGCGTTTATTATGATTATTCTAAGTTAGGGTCACAGGTAATGGCGACAGTTAAAGAAGTTCAGGCGAAACTAAATACCCATGAAGCGGTCTGTGCTGAACGGTGGAAAGAGACCATTGAGCGAATAAAGCGTCTTGAGTTGATTATGATTACTTCTGCTGGAGCGGTGATTATCCTGATGGTTGGGATGCTTTGGAAGATATAAGATGCCCTTGTCAAAGATACAGTTTCGTCCTGGGGTTAACAGGGAAACTACGTCCTACGGAGATGAGAACGGTTGGTATAATTCCGACCTAGTTCGGTTCCGCAAAGGGCGACCCGAGAAAATGGGCGGATGGACCCGTCTTAGTAGCAACACTATAGAAGGAACGGGCCGGTCTCTTCATGTATGGGCCGCGTTAAGCGGCTCCAAGTACATGGGCCTTGGGACAGAGACCAAGTTCTATATAGAAGAGGGTGGGGGATACAACGATGTTACCCCTATCCGAGCTACAACTACTCTTGGAGCAAATCCCCTTAAAACAGGTGCAGCTAGTAGCGCAGTGGTGACTGTGACCGCCCCTAGCCATGGCGCGGTTAATGGAGACTTCGTCACGTTAAGCGGGGCAACGACTACGGATGGGATCACAGCAGCCCAGTTGAACACGGAACATGAGCTTACTCTCATAGACTCGAACAGTTACACGATAACAACAGCGGGTTCAGCTTCTTCCGGGTCCACCGCTGGCGGAGGCTCCTCTGTCGTTGCCACTTATCAGATAAACACAGGTCTCGACACGGTTGTAACTGGCACTGGTTTTGGGGCGGGTCTTTGGGGTGGACTTAGCACAGGCTATGCACAAACTACCCTCAATGACAGTGGCGGGATAAGCGATTCTGACACAACTTTCATTCTGACGAGTGCCTCGGACTTCGAGACAGCGTCTACTACCACCACCGCAGATTTGACTGCCTCAAGCTCCACCATAGCGGGCTCCAGTACAACGGGGTTTCCTAGTAAAGGTACCATTAAGATCGGAAGCGAAAACATTCGCTATGGAACCAATGCAGGGAATGTCTTTGGGGATCTGACAAGGGCGGACGACGGCACTACGGCGGCGAGTTCCTCCAGCGGGGCTACCATAACCTTTGTTGGACTTGTCCTGATTGACGATGAATTACTCCAGTACACGGGCAAATCATCCAATACGATTAACGCGGGAGTCGCCAGGGCAGCCAGAGGAACTACGGCAGCGGCCCATGATGATGGTGCAACAGTTAAAGAAGCCAATGACTTTGTAGGATTCGGGCACGCCTCGGCCACCGCCGCAGAATCAGGATCAAATATTCGGCTGTGGGCTCAAGATAACTGGGGCGAAGATCTTGCGTTTAATGTCCATGACGGTCCACCTTATTATTGGGACAAGACCCTTGGTCTGGGAAACAGGGCCACGACCTTTGCCTCGCAGACCGGAGCCTCGGATGCCCCGACCATTACCCGAAGACTTATGGTTTCTGGCGCAGATAGGCATGTTGTATGTTTTGGATGCAACCCCATAAACGAGACGGCCCAAGACCTGTTAATGATCCGCTGGTCAGATCAGGAAGGTCCTTTTGATTGGACCCCCACCGCTACCAACACAGCAGGATCCCAGAGGATTTCCTCTGGTTCCGAGATAATCTCTGCCCAGAAAACACGCCAGGAAATGCTGGTTTGGACGGATACCTCTCTTCATGCCATGCGTTTTGTGGGACCGCCATTTACTTTTGGCGTCAGTATGCTGGCAAACAATGTGTCAATAATAGGGCCAAATGCCGTCACAACTGTGGGAGACAAGGTATTCTGGATGGACCGGGAGAATTTCTACGTCTACACGGGCCGTATCCAGGTTATTCCCTGCACCCTCCTTCGTTACGTGTTTGATGACATCAATCTAGAACAGAATTTCAAATGCTTCGCTGCATCCAACAAGATGTTTGACGAGGTGTTCTGGTTCTACCCGAGTGCCGATGCGTCCGAAATAGACCGCTACGTTAAGTTCAATTTCACGGAGAACACATGGGATCTGGGAACCCTTTCCAGAACTGCGTGGGTAGACTACGGAATTCACAACAATCCAAGGGGCTCCGGCCAAGTAAGCAGCACGAACTATGTCTACGTTCACGAAAGCGGCGATGATGACGATGGCACCGCCATGACATCTTTCATTGAATCCGCTGATTTCGATCTTGGAGATGGTGAGCAATTCATGTTCGTGGATCGTTTGATACCGGATATAGACATAACCAGTACCGATGCAGACGCTTCCGTGAACTATATCCTGAAAACGAGGAACTACCCTGGAGATAGTCTCGCAACGAACTCTACAAATGCCGTTAAGGCGTCCACTCAGCAGTCTTTCCTGCGGAGCCGTTCGAGGCAAGCTGCCTTACGAATTGAGAGCGATACGACGAATATAACCTGGACCTTGGGCGACCTCCGTCTGGGATTACGACCTGATGGGAGAAGGTAAATGGAATGGGCGATAATGACTTTCGGAGGGAAACTGTGCTGCATTTTTGCCTCCGGCTGCGGCGGTTTGGCTAATGTCCTGACGAGCCGCAAGTGGAATCTTGGGGCGTTGAAGGATATCGCGGTCGCTGTGATTGTTGGGTGGATTGCGGCTGAGTTTTTTATCCCTGCCGCGATGGCCTATTTCCAGTTCAGCGATCAGATCGCAATCGCCTTGGCTTTCGTCATCGGCTATTGCGGCATCAGGTTGCTGCCAAAGGTTGAGGAAGCCCTCATGCGCCGGATCAAGTAAGAAAATGGCTAAATTACTGGATCACGCGATGCCTATGGCTCCCGATCAATACGACCCGGATGCCTTTGTAAGGATTCTACGGGACCTTGAGATGGCCCTGACGAAGATGGATTTCCCCTCCGTGGTGAGCGGGGAAGACGACACCAACGGCGTGACGTGGTTCATGGAATAATGGCTTCAGCGTATAAAAATGTTGCCGTTCTGGTAGGCGCGACAGGGGATGTCACCGTCTATACGTGCCCAAGCGCCACTCAGGCCATTGTTAAGAACATAAATTTGTACAATAGTCATTCTGGGACTATAGTAGTATACCCAAAGATAACCGACAGTTCCGCTTCTGTAACGGTCACGTTGGAGAAGAACAGCATAGGAACTCTCGCAGACGTGTCTCTCGCAGGCCCCTTCGTTCTGGAGGCCAGCGACACGCTTATATTCAACTGTGATACAGCGTCGAAGATTTATGTCTTTGCGAGTGTTTTGGAGCTTTCGTAATGCTACAGCAAACCCATTACATACAAGATACCGGCATAGGATCCTTTGCAGAAGCTTCACCTGATTATGATCTAGCGCCAGTTGGTCTTGGTTCCTTCCAAGACCAAGCCAAGAAATTGGCGGAGTTTGGACGGAACGGCGACATTTACGTGGTTCATGCCGCCGAGGGCGAGACAGTCATTCCCTTGGAAGTCCTTAATGCCAACCCGAAGGTCCGGGAACTTCTCTTTGGTCAAATGCGCGAAATGGGCCTTGATCCGCAGGAATTCGTCATAGGGAACGAGCTTAACAGCATAAATCCTGTTACGGGTCTGCCTGAATTCTTTTTCAAGAGCATATTCAGGTCCGTCAAGAAGGCCGTCAAGAAGGCCGCAAAAGTTGCCAAGAAACTCGCACCTATCGTCCTTCCGATAGCGGCCTCTGCTTTTGGTATCCCGTTCCTCGGGCCTGCATTTGGCGCAGGAACATTTGGCGCAGCTTTTCTGGGCGGCGGCATAGGAACCCTGGCTGGCGGCGGAAGTCTCAAGGACGCTTTTAAAGTGGGCTTGGTTTCGGGGGGCACGTCTCTTGCCTTTAGCGGGATAGGCTCTTTATTCAACAAGGGTACGAGCTTTGGGGATGCTGTTACGGCCAACCTTACGGGGAGAACACCTATTTATGGCTTCGATACTCTGGGCAACAAGACGCTACTGGGACATAAAATGGCGGCTTCTCCTGGGGCAGATTGGTTTAGCTCAAGTGACGCAGCAAAAGCCAGTGCAGCAGCATCCGAAGCTCAATGGGGCCAGATACTCGGCGGAGATCCTATAGGAGGAGTGACGGGGGAATTCTTCGGCACACCAACAAAGCAAAGTCCGGGCTATGTTCCCCTTGAGACTATGCCGGTAAAGTTGACGCCGGACTCTTGGACAGTTCCCGTTTCTCTAGCTGAGACACTTACGCCCTTTGAAGAAGCGGCACGGTTGAATCTTCCATTTGATGAGCGCGGGTACTACATCGGTCTCGATGGACAACATATTTATCCCGATGCAACCATTACTGGTCAACCTATGGGGACTGGAAATTTACAGCAAGCGTTGGGAACGCGGGTTGTCGATGAGCCTGAAGTTGCGAAACGGGCGGGTTTCTTTGACACAGCGGGCGACCTTTTATTTGGAAAAGCTCCGAGCGATAGGACCCTTCACCAAGCGGCAGCGGCTTTAGTTGAAAATAATCCTACTTTATATGGTCCCGCGACTGATAGAGGCGCGGCACGTGCTATGGAATATGTAACCAAAAAACTTTCGCCCGGTCTAATTAGGAAATACGGCCCGTCTGTGGCTCTTGGTCTTGGAGGGACTTATCTTGCCGGGGGATTTGACCCACAGGAAGGGGACGAGACAACCGTGGCGGATCTCGCGGGAGTGGTTCCCCGTGGGCCGTCAGGGGCCGAACTGGTAGAGCAAGACCCGTCACAGTATATGGTAGCACAACTGGACCCCGCGCAATTTACCCCAGAAGGGACACCACTTATCCCGACGACATTCCCCGCGCTTCTCGCTGCGAGGGGCGGCATGGCCGAGTTCCCACGTCGCGATCTTCTTGTAGAGGGTCCCGGAACCACACGCTCGGATGACATCCCAGCCATGCTCTCAGACGGAGAATTCGTAATGAACGCCCGAGCCGTGCGGGGGGCAGACCCAACGGGGCGCGGCAATCGTTATGCAGGAGCCCAGAACCTCTACAACATGATGCGTAACTTCGAGATGAAAGCCTAGCCATGGTAGAGAGAACCATTTCAGAACTCATACAGCGCGAAGCCCCGGAGATTGAGGCTCTAAAACTGGGCCTCATCCGGTCTGCAAAAGACCTCTCCGACATAGGGATACAACTTCCCCCGCAGCAGGTTGCCGGTTTTTCCGGCTTGCAGACCCAAGCGCAGCAGGCCGCGCAGCAGGCGGGTGGTATTGGGGGCTACCAGCCCCTCTTGACAACGGGCGTGGGGACACTTGGTACGGGCCTTGGTACATTGGGCGCGGGTTTGGCTACACTGGGTCAGGTTCAGGCACCAATAACTGCGGCCCAGCAAGCTGCCGCAGGAGCCGGGCAGTTATTTGCCCCAACAGACCTTTCTGCCTACACCAACCCGTTTCAGCAGCAGGTTATAGATACCACACTTGCAGAAATAAACCGGCAGGGCGAAATGGCCCGCAACCAGCTTGCGGCACAGGGTGTCAGAGCAGGTGCACTTGGCGGGAGCCGTTTTGGAGTACAAGGCGCGGAACTGGACCGCAACCTAGCCGACTCCCGCGCCAGAGCCCTCGCACAATTAAATGCACAGAACTACGCCCAAGCTTTAGGAACCGCACAAACAGCCTTCGAGAACCAGCAACGCAGACAGCAACAGCAGTCACAACTATTTGGCGGTATAGCTGGCTTGTACGGGAACCTAGCCGGGCAACAGGCGGCTATCGGCGGACAACAGGCTGGTATCGGCGGACAGCAGTTAGGTGCCGCCGAACTCCAACAGGCTACAGGTCTCAAGAACATTGCGGGGTTGCAACAGCTAGGTCAGGAACAGCAGCGCCAGCAGCAAGCTGTGCTGGATGCCGAAATGGCAAACCGGCAGCGCCAGTTGTACGAGCCGTACAGCAGGCTTTCGTTCCTGTCCGATATTTACAAGGGCGCTCCCTCTACACAAACCACCCTCGGTTCCCAAGTAGCCCCGAGCCCACCAACGCCGTCCGCTTTCCAACAGGTGGCGGGTTTCGGGACTGGACTCCTTGGAACCGCAGCCGCCGCCAAACAACTCGGCGGTCTATTCTAACGAGGAAAAATCCATGGCAGGTATATACGACCGAAGAATGTTTCGGATGCAGGCTGGCGGCATGATGCCTCCCATGCAGGAAGCTCCCATCGACCAAATGTCTTTTGTCAGCCCGGAACAGGAGGCACAGATTTATCAAGAAGCGCAAAACCTGCCGCCCGAAGTTTTGCAGGCAGCGGATCGGGATCTCGCGTCCACGGTACAGGACATGACCGCAGATGAAGTTAATGCCGCAGTGGGAGATGAAGTCGCCCGCAGCGTCGGCAATCTGGAGGCAGCAGGTGATTACCGGGACGTTATGAACGCCGTCTGGGAGGACGATGCGGATATTGAAGCCTACCGTAACAAGCTCGCGGAAGTCGTCGGCTGGGAAGATGCAGACCGCACACCGGATTCCGTTCTCGCCCTTGTCCAACCAACACTTCAGCTTGCCCAAATAGATCAGGGCATTGGAGCCTTGATGCAGGAGGAGTTGGCCGAAGTAGGGGCTGTTGGAGGCGGCATCACGGACCTTGGACCGGAGGGCGCTGTGGCGGAAGGCATGTCCGCAGAAACCAACGCACTGGTCAACGCAGTGGGGAACATGGCTCAAGGCCCATCAGGCATGATGGCACCTGGAGAAGGGCCTGCGGGCATGGATCCAAGGATGCTACAGGCAATGATGCAAGGCGCAGGGCCCATGGGCCAAGGCATGGTCTAGGGGATTCTGATGGCAGCTAACGATACAGGCATCGGGGCCGCTACTCGCGTAAGCCGTGTTCGGAACTTTCTGGACACCCTGGAAGCTACGCACGGCCAAGGTATTTTTGCCACGGACATGGGTACGGTTCGTGCGCGGGAGGCCGAACTCGCAAAATACCTTGGAGCCACGGATTACGCCAAGCAGCTTACGGACGCTCAGGGTATGGGTAAATTACAGCTTGCCCTTGCTCTGGCCCAACGGGGCTTCGCGGCGGCAGGCGCTCCGCCTATGCGGGGGGAAACTCCTGTTAGCACGTTATCCAGAGAACTTCTCTCTCCATTAGCCGGGGATGCAGGCGCTGTTGCCACGCAGATGATGCAACAAAAGCAGGCTCTGAACGCTGCCCAAAGACAGGAAGAGCGCCAGCTAAAACTTGCGGCCCTTCAAGATGTCAAAACGCAGGCCACCGACCGTCGGGAGCTTGCTCTTAAACTGATGCCGGACCTCAAGACGGACACGGGCATTTCATCACTGCAAGAGAATGTCGAATTCAATTTTGAAGGTCAGCCTATAGTAGGTAACGTAGTTGTTTACCGAAGCAAGGATGGTACAACTCAAGTTATAAGAACTTTAGGGGAGCATAAAACAGACGATGGTACGGTGATCCCTGCCGGAACTCTTGTATCAGGGTTTTCTAAAACAACTGCCGATGGAACTGACAAACAGGGAACTCGTGGTTTTGCAAGACGAATAGGGGATGACGGTAAACCAACTGGCCCGATATTCCCTGTCAATTATACTTATGATGGCGCTACATACAAAGCAAGAGCGGTAGGAAGTAAGGATAAGACCCCGCTTATTTTTGAAGGCGATGGTATAAACGCTGTTTATACTAACGAAAAAGGCGAGACTCTGGGTTCTGGAACAGGAACCGGTGAGCCTGCGGTTTATGACATGGGGTTGGCGAGAAAGTGGATCCCAGACCCTAAAAATCCAGACAAACTTATTCTTGGTCCGATTGAAGAAACGAAAGGTATGCGGGTAAATGGCGTCCTGATACAGGTGGTCCCTTCCCCAGACGGTACAAAAAACGTACCTATAAAAATGGGTAACTTAATGGGCGAGTATCAATATTACGAAAAGCCCACGGCAACCGCCGCACCCACGGATACGAACGACCCTAAGTTTAAGGCGACTTTTGCTGGGCTTTTGGCAAATCTGGCGGGTATGCGGCAACGTATGGGTCTCGGTCAAAAAGGTATGGCTTTTGATCCCGCTAAATTCAACATAAACCGAGACTTAACACCTGGAGAGGACTTCCCCTTTACCCGTGTGGACGGCAAGGATCTGACTGAGGAGCAACAGGCGAACTACGCGAGAAACTTAAAGAATGCTTACTTTAATACACTTAAAGCCATAAAAACGGGGGAAGATTATGCAGACTTAAATCGGTCTTTTGTCACAGGTTTTCTTGATTATGACGTAGAAAGTCTGGGCCTCCCCCTTGCCGATGTGGGAAAAAGACTGACAACCCGACCACAAGATATCAAAAGGGCTTATGTTGGCGCGGCGCAAGGTTTTGAAGAAAACAGAAATGCAGCGACAACAATAGATTCTTTGCCACTTCCGGTAGGACCAGCAGCCCTGCGCTCCGGTATTGGAAGAGTGGTTCTTTATAACCAACTGGGTGTTCAGTTTGGAGAAACCACGCAAGCACCCAAAGCCCTTGCTCCAGATGCTTCTCCGCCAGACGTGGCTGCGCGGGCCAACGCTGTGGGAAATTTGGACCGCGCCGACATCCAGACACGGTCCTTGGCCGAACTCGAAGCGAGAAGTACAAGACTTGGACGCAAGTTAAGACCGAGGACTGCTTACACACTGGAAACACAATTACCAATAGTCGGAGAAGCCTTGGAAGCACGACAGGATATATTAAGAGGCGCTCTGAATGATTCTGACGGAAGGGAAATAGGCGAAACTACGGGAAGGTCCCTTGATACGCTTGCGATGCTGGACAGATTAGACGCCCATCTGAAGCTGTCTGGCATTGGGGGCTTTATTACTGGTCCTTTAGAATATGTTTTCAAGTCTAGATTTAATATAGAAATTGGTGCTTGGATAAGAACACGTGAAGGTCAGGAGGCAGCCAATGAGTTAATGGCGAGTCTTCCTATTCTACAGCAATTAGTGGCCCGTGATCTTGCGAGAGGAGTCGGAGAAGAGCGCATATCCGACAGGGATCTAAGAGGCATCCAAACAACCTTGATAAACCTAAACAAGGCCGATGGTTTTAATGCGGACACCCTGCGACAGTTAAGGAATTATCTGAAGGGTTCCGTTAAGCACTCTCTGGATTATGTGGGCAGTTACTATCTTCCTGATGAAACCTTGCGCCGCGCCGCCCAGTTAGGCATTGATGTTAAAAGCATAAAGGGAAGAAACGGTTACTACAGTCCATATCTTGCGGACCAGAACTACGCCGTAACCAAACAACCTGTACCAAGTTACTCGAAGGCTTACCAAGATCAACTTCTGGATGACAGCATATTTGGTTACGTCGCTGAGAGAGGTGGTGTAGGTCAGCCAACCCAGTTCAGGTTACTTAGAACGGATGACGACGGAAACGCAATTCCAATACTGGATAGAAAAGGCAACGCAACTGGAAAGTATAAGACGGTTACAATTCCTAAAGCAGAAGGTTGGCAGGCTGCTATAAAAGATCAAGCAATGCTAGATTTTAACAGGAAATACCTGCTACAGACGTACAGGTTAGATAGGTAAAATGGCAGAAATCACGCATCCGGATTTCCCAGATATAGTCATAGATACCGGCACTGGCCTACAGGGGAAGGACGGTTTCTGGACATACCAGGCGAGGAAAGGAGGGGGGAATTATTTTGACCTTCCGTCTTCTACTCCTTTTGGCCCAGAGGCTTTAGAGGCCGGGATAAATAATCCAGGGACAGACGTTCCTGGAAATGTAGCGGCGCTCCTGAAAGGTCTACAGTTTTCTGAACAGGGGAGGCCGGGAATAGTTAAAGGAACCATACTCCCCGCTATTCATAAAACACCAGCCAACATTCTCGGTCTTCCTATGGAAGCCGCGCAGGCTATGGCGCATGCTTTACTGGACACTCCGATAAACCTTGTTGACTGGGCTTTTGGTGGTTTTGAAGGCGACATGCCGGGCACGAGGCATTTTTCTACTGCAACGCCGTTTGGGGGTGTTGGGTCCATAGCCCGTGGGATGCAGAACGTAGGGGACTGGGCCCGTAGAGGACAAGAATGGACCGAGGAAGCCGGGTGGTATGTAGAAGTTCCAAACCTTCCATATAATTTGGATCTTGGTCTTGGGGGTACAAGGTGGGGTGCCGGAACACCTCTAAATCTTTTTACCTTTACCACGGACATTGATGAAAGCACCAAGGCCCGTAGGTATGCCTCGTTAATCACGCAAATCATAGGCGCGGCCCCCGTGGAAGGTGCCCTTATTGCCAATATGGCAATCAAATTGGCAAGAACCACAAAAAATCCTACGACGAAGCATGTTTATGAAGCCATAAGCGAGCTGCACGCAGGACATCCTCTTGCAGCGGCGGCGGCTGAAACGGCCATGGGTGCGGCTGTTGGCGGCGGGATGGTAACTTCGATCTCGGCGCTTGAGGCGGCTTGGCCGAACGCCCCGCAATGGGCGAAGAACACAGTCATGGCGGGCGGGGGCCTTCTCCTTCCCGTAGGGGCGATGACGGCTGCTTCAATGGCCTGGGACATAGGAATCAAGACGCCAGTTATACGTTTCCCACTGAGGGTTCTTGCCGGGATGATGGAGAGTGTGACTCTTACTGGAGCGCAAAAAGCAGCGGCCCGAGCACTACAGTCAAAGGGCGGCGACTGGAAAGACCGCCACGAAATGCTTGGTGTTATAGGGCAATTCAGACTTGCCCTTATAGAAGGCCGGAACATGGACCCGGCAACCCGTATTGCCTTCACAACACCCCAATTGTTTCGGAACGAAGCAAGGCTTCTGGAAGCGAAATTAGATGCAGCCGCACCAGGGATGCCCCGCGACGAGGTCGATGCACAGCGCAAGCTTATAGAAGACATCCGCATGGCTGCTGACTTCCAAGAAGGGCAACTCAAAACACTCTCCACTGACGACGGCGTGGGGGCGGAAGCTTACGCCAAATACTCCGGGCGGATGATGGATAGAAGGGATTCTATTTTTTCTGCTTTCAATGACGCCATTCTAAAACTGGATCTCGGTGGAAGATCCGACGCCGGGGTGGGCTATAAAATTATACAAGAAGATTATGATCTGGGTCTTGCGACAGGAGCTTTTGAATTTAACACCAACCGCATGAGGGCCTTCCAGGAAGGGCATTTGGAGTTAAGGCCGGAGCAGATCCAGGATATGTCCAAAGCTTTTGATGCCGTTTTAACAAAGATGGAGGAAGGATCCCAGGCGGCTATAGCGGATGCCGAGAGACGGGTTGCGGCTATCCGCGATGGTATGCCGGAGAACATAAGTGCCAAGGACCGCCAGTTATTTAATATGTGGATTCGCCGCGAAATTGAAACGGCCTACCAGGAAGTGGACGCCATGGAAGACCTCCTGTGGCACAACATAAGTGGCCTCAATAGACCAAAGACGGAGTCTTATTTCACTCCTGACGGTGATGATCTGGGTCCGCAGATACTTATAGATGGCGTTCCCATAGGCGAACACTTTGCAGCTAAAGCAGCGGCCCTCAAGGGAGGCGAGCCCGAAAACCAGAGCAAGTGGCTCTGGAAGCTGTCCGGGCGTGATGCACTGATTGACCAAGCCGCCAAGGGTGGTGGACCCAATGCAGAAAAAATTGCGAGACAAAATGTAGTAATCAAGAACAACGAAAGAATCGTCGCTCAGAGACAACAGGAACTTGACGCTGCTTCCGCAAAGTTTAAAGCAGCGGGGGATATCCCTTACGAAAGTACCGCTTACAGAAATGCTATGGCCCGAGTGAGGCAACTTGAGGCCGAATTAGAAGCTGTTCCCGCTCACCAAACCCCCCGCATAAATAGCACCAGAATAAAACTGGAAGGGGCCCGTGCAAAAGTTGTAGAGTTACTTAGGGCCGAAGCCGTGGACCCGAACCTGACCAGAGCGGAAACTGCTTTTAATACAGCCCAGACACGACTAAACGACGCACAGATAAAACTTGATACAGCGCGGGACAATATTGAAATATCTTTGAGTAAAGGCGTTGACCATGAAGGCAACCCGGTAAATCTCGACAACGAAATCGTAAACAGGAGTGTGCTGGACGTCCAAAAGGTAGGCGGCGTTCTCGTTGGACGAGAAGCTCAGGAACTTCAAAACATAATCTCCCACCTCAAAGCTGAACTGAGTTTTGAGGACGGAAGACCCAACCGGAAACCCGCCAAGATAACGGCCATAGGCGATTTAATTGATGATCTGGAGAGAGCCATAGCGGACCCGGAGAACTTCTCCGTGGACACGATTGCACTGGATGCTGCCCGCCGCATGACGGATCTCAAGCACGGCCTATTCACGAAGGGTGCTGTTGGGGAGTTGAGAGCGCGTACCACGAGAGGCGAAGCAAAAGTCCCCCCGGAAAAAACTATTGAAAAAATAGCCCCAACTACGGGTCAAGAAACTAACCTGCGTCAGTTGGAAACCGCTCTTGCCGGGCGGCATAGGTTAATGACCGGACAAGGAACACCTTTCCGGATGACCACGGGGAAAGATGGAAAGGTGGTCCCCGAGCTAGATCGAGATTTTAATCTTCAAAAATACTCAGAAGCACCTCCCGCACCGTTCGAGGCGATCCGAGTTGACGGGGGGCGATCCTTGGGTTTTCGGCTTGCCGAAGGCACCCAACCCACCCCCGTCAACATAGAAATGGTCCAAAGAACTTTGTGGGACAGGTTTAAAGGATTCGGCACCGGAGACAAGTTCAGTTCAACAGCAGCGGCCCGGTGGATCGAAAATAACGATGCTGCAATTAGATGGCTTAGAGAGGCAACCGGAAAAGACACGGGCTTCGAGGACTTAGCAAATGCGAAACGCATTGTTGAAGCTATACGGCATGCGGACATCAGTAAGTTGGACGATACCGTAAGAACCCTGAGAAAAAACGGCGCATTTAACGAAGATTTCACGGAGGAAGGCTATCGGTTATTGGTTAGAGAAGCAGCGCAAAGAGAGTCCAATCTCCAGTCCGCCGCTATATTCCTAGATAATCCGGAACCCTTAACCATTGGTACTAAATTCCTAGCTAAATTTAGAACGAACCCCGAAGTTCTACGGAATACGCTTAAAGTCCTCGAAAGCGGCGTACTTCCAGATGGCAGCAATCCCGCTCTTGAAGGTTTTAGACAGGCGGTGGCGGAAGGTCTGATCCGCGAGGCTTTGACCAAGCCGGGATCCAGCACTAATGCTGGAAAGGTAGCAGAGCAGCTTTCAGCACATCTTGGAACAACCGTGACACTCTGGGACCCCCAAGCCCTTCTCAAGCTGGCGAAAGATCCAATAATTAGAAGGCTCCTTGGGGAAATGTACGGAGAGGCTGCGCCAAAAGTTTTTGGCGAGATTGCCGAAGCAGCGCGGCTACAGTCACCTATTGGTCCTGCCGCCACACCCGGAGTTAAAGTAAGAACTGGGGTTTCCGACACTTGGGCTGGTTTTATTGGCCGGTGGATAGGTGGAGTGGCCTCCGACATCATCCCCCTGGGCTCTCCAAGCAAGCTGTGGGCTCCGGCCACTGGGCGCCAACTCGGTATGGAGGCCCTGGCCGACGTGCGCGGAAGCAGCATAGACAGGTTACTCGTTGACCTCCTGATGGAGCCGGAACTTGCTGTCGTCGCCATGGAAAAATTTCCCGTATCAAATCCCCAGGCCAATGCGCTATGGCAAACAAGACTGCGGCTCTATGCTCACCAAAAGTTTATCGGGGACAACGCAAGGCGTATTCAACAGCTTAGAAACGTGCCTGGAGTTCTGTATGAGGTAGGGGAACCCACAAAATATCAAGAATTCGGCGACGACGAAGAAATCCGCTTTCGGAGGGGACCCCGGACATCTCTTCGGGAACCCACGGGAACAAGACCGCGTCGGGTGGCATCTAATGTGCCACCTAATGTGCCATCGCCGAGGGCTCCCGTTCAGGGGTCGGTGCTTAGTCGGGTCAGTCCCGTGGGACAACAGCCCATGCCAGTGGGACCACGGCCCACGGGTCCAGTCTCGCAGGAAACACTTGCTGGCCTAAGCCAAGTGGGGCTTCCACTTTTTGCAAATTATGGTGGTCATATAACCGCAGGAGCGGGTAGCGGAGTAGGCCGCAACGAAGAATCCGGCATCATGTCTGTCCGATGCAAGCCCCGCCAGATAGTTGGATGAAGCTGTCCCAGCACTTTTCTCTAAACGAGCTTACAAAATCCGGAACGGCAATACGCAAGGGCATCGACAACACGCCAAGCGAGACAGAGGTCGAAAACCTTGTCCTGCTTTGCAGCATGGTGTTGGAGCCCGTCCGGGAACATTACGGGATTCCTTTTGCGCCGAGCAGCGGGTTTCGTTGCCTTGAGTTAAATCGTGCCATTGGCTCCGCCGACACATCCCAGCACGTACTGGGAAAAGCCGTAGATTTTGAAATACCCGGAATTGACAACAAACGGGTTGCTCTGTGGATAAAAGAAAACTGCATCTTTGACCAGTTGATTCTGGAATTCTACAGGGAAGAAGAGCCTACCGGCGGATGGATCCACGGTAGCTATGATATAGACAGAGACCCACAGAGAATGTCGGCACGTATCTTCAACGGTAGAAACTGGACCTCCCTGTAAAAACTAAAAACAGTTCCATTCTTTAAGAATTTTCTCCAGATGCTCTATCCGCTTCTCCAGATTTAACATTTCATGCTTTTGCCACAAGCCGGTTGCGCCGCCTAGAACAGCAGATTCTATCGGTGAGCATCCCAGAACTGGAAGAATTAAGGCAAAGACAACTGCTTTTGGTATCATTTCAGCCAGTTTTTGGATTATCCAACTACAACGTGTTTGTGTGAATAAAGTTTGCCTAACCTTTCCCAGTAGTCCTCACGGGATTCTGGGTTATCATTATACATATAAAAACTTTCACCCAACCACACCCCCGTGAAATTAGCTGGGTTTCGTCTGAAACGAATCCTCGCTCTGGGTATTTCCTCGTAATCACGATTAAAAGCAGTTAACAGTAATTTATCATCCTTATCTGATGTAAAACAGTATGGAACCAGCAAACGATATGCCTGCAATACAGATTCGTGTTTAATGAAGAAAGTGTTGACATTTATTTCAGAATTTATTTCAGCCATTCCCGCGCATCCTCTCCTAAAATGGTGTCAGCAATCTTAATTTTGCTGCGAAGGGCCTCCACGATCTTCTGGTCTATGGTCCCCGGAGATATCAGGTCAATGTATGTGACCTTGTTTTCCTGCCCAATACGGTGGGCCCGGTCCTCCGACTGTATCCTAAGCTCCAGATCGTAAGAGTTGCTGTAGTAGATGACGGTGTTGGCGGCGGTGAGGGTAAGCCCGAAGCCGCCCGTTTTAGGGTGCCCCACGAGGAAACGCAATCCTGATTGCCGATCTTGGAAAGATTCCACGATCTGTTGGCGATCAGAATCCGGCGTCTCCCCGTGGAGCGTTGCAACCGCCTGTACGTCATGGCGGTTACGCAGGGCCTCGGCAATCGAGCGAATGTCCATGGTCCATGTCGCCCAGATGATTGCCTTACCCTGAAGCTCGCCGCAGATATCGAGAAGCTCGTTAAGCCTGTTTGATTTAATTGGGTGTACCTCACCAGCGTCATCCGTCAGATGCCCCAGGCAGATCTGTTGCAGGCGCATGATCTGGGTCAGAACATTCTGAGTGGTTGCCAATTCCCCGCTTGCGAGGCGAGCCAGCGCCAGATGCCTCATCTGCGTGTAGGCGTCGGACTGCTCCTGAGTCAACTCAACCTCACGCTTCATGTAGACCTTGTCTGGAAGATCGAGGCAGTCTTCTTTCCTCACGCGGTAAGAGTGGGCTTCCAGGACGTCTGTAAGCTCGTCCAGACGCCGAAAGCCCACGACGTGGTTAAAGCTGTGGGCTCCCATCGTGCGGCGCTGTACCACGGCATAGCGGCTCTGGAAGGTGTAATAGCTCTTGAAGCCCAGTATTTTAGGACTGAGGAAGTACATCTGGCTGAACAAATCCATCGGAGACTTGGTGACAGGAGAACCCGTCAAAATACGACGCATTGCCGCACCACGGCCCACGGAGCAGATTGCCTTGGTCCTCTTTGCCTGACGATTTTTGATGGTGGTGGATTCGTCCACACCCATGAAAACCTTGAATTTCCCTACAAAGAACTCAGCGACATCCACGCCCTTCTTGGTGCTGAACGCCTCGACGTTCATTAAAAGAAATTTAAGCTTCCCGTTCTTTTGGTATAGGTCCTTTAGTTCCTGCCGCTTGGTTTTCGTGAGGTTCGGCTTCCACAGAACGATCTCCCGCTCTATGCGATCCGGCAGATGCGTTTCTATCTCTCTCACCCAGTTAGCGATGACGCCTTTCGGCGCTACGATAATTGCTAGGTTGATCCGCTCTTGCTCGAAGTTGTAGCCGATTGTATCCAGGCAAACCTTGGTCTTGCCGGTGCCCATGTCCATGAGAAGCGCATATGTTCCGGAATCTACGCTGGCCTCGAATGCCTCGCGCTGATGCCGATAGGGCTTGGTTTTAAAAAGAAATTTTCTCATAAAGATTTCTCTTGCCGCCCCCCATAAATACCCATATAAGGGACGTTGACGGTTAAGTCAACCGCCGATGGATGAAGCAGGAGAAACGAATGAAGGATTTATTACAGGAGATGGCTTCCGACGCCGGAAGCACCGCTGACAAGATAGACAGACTCGAAGACGACCAACTCGACTCAATTGCGAAACTGGCAAATAATGCCGCGAACCTTGAGCAAATAATAGTCACGACGGAGGAACTGCTCAAGGAGCAAAAGCGGGCTCTTTATAAAATTACGGACGAGCAACTCCCGGAAGCTCTCGAAACGATGGGCCTCCAGAAGTTTACGCTTATGGACGGAGCGGAAATTTCCGTCAAACCTGTCTATGGCGCGTCCATACCGAAGAATCGAAAAGAAGAAGCTTTCAAATGGCTCCGCGACAATGATTTCGGAGACCTCGTGAAGAACAATGTCACGGTAACTTTTGGGCGCGGGGAAGATGGGGATGCAAAGACCTTTATAAACCTCTGCGGAATGAGAGGATATACCCCGAGCCAGCTTGAGAAAGTCGAGCCGATGACGTTGAAGGCATGGCTACGGGAAAGAGTCGAAGCGGGGGACGCCGTCCCGCTAGATTTATTCGGCGCATACATATCGCAACGTGCAACGATCAAGAGGAGCAAATAGACATGGCCCGAACGGCAGTATCGAAGAAAAACGGCAAAAACGGCAAAAACGGCAAAAACGGCAAAAGCAAACAAGCGGTTGCTGTAATGAGCGCCACGATGTTTGCGAAAGATGCAGGCAGAGGCGTAAATGATCTGAATTCAGAGGATCTTGCAATTCCTTTCCTAAAGGTTCTGCAAAAAATGTCCGATGAATTGGACGATCTGGACAATGCCAAGGCTGGAGACATTTACAACACCGTCACAAAAGAAGTGGTCAAAGGTGGGACTGGCGTCCGCGTGATAAACTGTGCGTATAACTTACAGCACATCGAATGGGAGCCGCGTGGAACGGGCTCGAAGGCACCTCTTAATATTTATGGTGCAGGCGACGACATCCCAAAAACCGAGCGCGGCGACGACAATAAGGATTACATCGTCGATGGAGATGGTCGTTACCTCGAAAAGACGGCACAGCACTACGTGCTCATAATTGATGAGGATGGCGTGACGCAGCAAGCTCTCCTGCCCATGAAATCGACACAGCTAAAGAAGTCGAAGCAATGGAACTCCGCCATGCGGTCTCTCAAGATGAAAGACGCCAGCGGCAATATATTTACCCCGCCACGTTTCGGCCACATTTGGCGTCTCGAAACCGTGGCCGAGGAGAACAAGAACGGCTCCTGGCATGGCTGGCAAATCTCAAAGGATTCACAAATCGAAGATCCCGGCCTCTATGCCGAGGCAAAGTTCTTTGCAGACTCAATTCAAGCAGGAAAGGTGAACGTGCAACATCAGCGAGAGGATTCATCCGCCTCTTCTGACGAAAACACACCCTTCTGAGTTGGGGGGAGAGGGGGGGAGGTCTTGACTCCGCCTCCCCCTTTTTCTTTGGGATGAAAAAAGAAATCGAAAGATTCGCACGACTTTTCCGTGGCTTGAACCGGGCCTACGGTGCCGTAGACCTGACCGGAAAAGACGCGAGCGGCAAGTGGAAGGGCAAATACAAATTTGTCCACGAACCACGGACCAGTGCTACTTATGCCGCACATCTAAGCGGTAAAACAAGCATTGGTGTTGTCCCGATAAACGAGAACAACGTATGTGTCTGGGGCGCAATCGACATCGACCAGTATCCGTTGGATCATTCCGCGATACTAAAGAAACTCCAGGAACTTGACCTTCCCCTCGTTGTCTGCCGCAGCAAGAGCGGCGGAGCGCACGTCTATTTGTTTTTAAAAGAATTTGTAGAAGCCGGGAAACTCCAGTTGAAGCTGAAAGAAGTTGCAGCAGAGATTGGTTTCGGTGGGTGCGAGGTTTTCCCAAAACAAATTCAATTGGTCTTAGACCGAGGCGACAACGGCAACTTCCTGAACTTGCCTTATTTTGACCACGAAAACGGGCTCCGGTACGCGGTAAAGGATGATGGCAGCAGGGCCAGTCTGGAAGAGTTCCTCACCTACGCAGAAGCCGCCTCGATAACCGGGGAACAACTCGACAATCTCCTTGCAAAAGAGTCACCGGAAGTGGACCAAAAGCTGAAGGATGGTCCGCCATGTTTGCAGGCACTTTTGCGACAGGGCTTTCCTCAAGGCACTAGAAACAATGGCCTATTTAATCTGGGAGTCTATCTCAGAAAAGCCTATCCAGATGCCTGGGATAAAAAGATCCTCGAATACAATCAACAAATCATGGACCCACCTCTTGCGTTGAACGAAGTCAACATCGTTGCAGATCAGGTCAAGAAGAAGGACTACCAATACAAATGTGCCGACCAGCCCATATGTAATTTCTGCAACAAGGATCTTTGCCGCTCGCGTAAGCACGGGGTTGGCGGGGGATCAAACACTCCTTCTGTAGCTAACCTGCGGAAATACGACAGCGAGCCGCCGCTTTGGTTTCTCGACGTGAATGGGAGTCCCGTCGAACTGGACACCGAGGGCCTACAGAAGCAGATCCGGTTCCAGATGCTGTGCATGGACCAGATCAACTTCATGCCGAGAACGATGTCCAAGCAGGCGTGGGAGACACTAATCAACATGCTCTTGGGCACGATGCTCGACACAGAAGGGGCGGTCATCACGACCTCCGACGATACAAGTTTGCGCGGACAATTTTATGATTTGCTTGAAGAATTTTCGACGCACATGCAGTCCGCGATGGACAGGGAAGAGATCCTTCTCCGCCGCCCATGGACTGATGAAGAAGAAGGACGAACCTACTTCCGGCTAAAGGATTTCGAGGCTTTCCTAAAGCGCAGCAAATTTTTTGACTATCGGTCGAACAAAATTGCCCAAAGGCTCAGAGAGATCGACGGGAGGGCAGAACAGTTCAGGATCAAAGGAAGAACAGTTCGTTGCTGGTCTGTTCCCTCTTTCGCCAAAATCGAAGACGGGTTTGAAACACGATTCAATGATGACGCCGAGGACATACCCTTCTAATGAAAAAGAACAAAGAGAAAACAACGCGGATCTTCACGCCGTGGAAAAAGCTCTTGAAAGAACTTAGAGAGGAAGCCGGGTACAGTCAGCGGGAGCTGGCCGTGAAATGTGGGATGCCGCAGCGCACCATTGCCGAATATGAAAATTGCATGAGCGCCAGAGAGCTTTCAGTATACAAGATTGAAAAGATTTTGGACACGCTGGGCTACGAAATTGACGTTTTTTTGAAGGCCGAAGTGGGTGTTTAGGTACTTTGGTCCCCCCGGCACAGGGAAAACTACAACGCTGCTGAACCAAGTGGACCAATTGCTGTCAGGTGGCATGTCACCGAACGAGATAGGCTATTTTGCGTTCACGCGGAAAGCGGCCCACGAGGCACGGGACAGGGCCGTGGCAAGATTCAATCTGGACCCGGAAAAGGACTTCCAGTTTTTCCGCACCTTGCACAGTCTCGCATTTCAGATGCTGGGGCTCTCAAGCTCGCAGATTCTGAACGACAGAAATCTTAGGGATTTCGGGAAAACAACGGGTGTCGATCTTTCAAGTGGTGGCACAGAGCACGTAAGTGACGACGGTTTCATCTCGCTCAAGAGCAACAACCCCACCATGCGGGCTATCGACCTTGCGCGGAACTCCATGCGGGGACCACGATATGCTTATAACGTGACCGAGCTACAGATTCCATTTTATGAGTTTGAGCATCTCTTTGCGGAGTACCAGCGGTTCAAGACGAGGAACGGTCTGAAGGACTTCACCGATATGATGGTGGAGCTTTCAGACAAGCCCGCAGCCATACCAAGTTTGGAAGTGGTTTTTCTGGACGAGGCGCAGGATCTGACGCCGCTCCAGTGGAAGGTAGCCCACCACCTCAGTGATCGAAGTGACCGCATGTTTGTTGCGGGCGACGATGACCAAGGAATTTACAGTTGGGCGGGAGCCGACATAAACCATTTCGTCACCCTGGAGGGCGGTTCCGAAGTGCTCGCGCAATCCTACCGCGTCCCGCGCAGCGTCCACCGCGTGGCCGATGCAGTTGTGAACCGAATCCGTTCACGCCAGAGGAAGAACTGGTTCCCCCGAACGCAAGAAGGAAATGTCGAAAGGGTATATGACCCTAATACAATCAACCTTAACGGGGGAAATTGGTTGATCCTGGCCCAAGCCAATTACATGCTCGACGAATTATCCGAACGCCTGACATCCAGCGGCCAGTATTTCGAGCGGCGCGGGACCCCGTCGCTGAAAAGAAATGTCCGCAACGCGATCAGCACATGGACCCACCTCCAAGAGGGCACCGGCCACGAAATTTCCCAGAAGGAAGCCCTCAACTTATATGAACATATCTCAAGCGGAAAAGGGCGCTTGAAAAGAGGCGCAAAGAAAATGTTGACTGGAACGGCGGAACAAGACCTTTTTAGTTTGGCAGCACTGCGCCAGCATTTCGGGTTGGAGGCGGAAAACGACACATGGGACGTTGTTCTTGATCGCATTAGTGACGAGGACCGCGCCTACGCCTCTGCTCTTCTCAACCGAGGAACAAACATCTTCGAGAAGCCCAAAATCAAACTCTCCACGATTCACGGGGCAAAAGGCGGGGAGGCTGATAACGTCCTCCTGTATTTAGATCTTTCCGGGAAGGCGCTCATGGAAATGGAGAAAAACCCAGACGACGCCCATCGCGTGTTATATGTCGGAATAACGAGAGCCAAAGAGAACCTCGTCCTAAAAATGCCAGAGGACTCCCAGAGGGGATGGGCCCTATGAAGGTCATCATCGAAAGCCCTTACGCAGGTGATCTCGTGCGCAACGTGGGCTATGCCAGAGAGTGTCTATGGGATTCCCTCTTGCGCCAGGAATCGCCCTTCGCCAGCCATCTCCTCTACACCCAGGTTCTCGACGACAAGATCCCCGAGCAGCGAGAGATGGGACTGAGGCTCGCCCTCGCTTGGTATAATGCGGCGGACCTATGCGCGGTCTACACGGATTTCGGAATTTCCGATGGGATGAAAATGGGCATGGAATATGCGTCGAGCATAAGCTTACCAGTGGAAGAGAGGAGCATAAGAAATGGCAGCCAAACGAGTTTTGGAGCAAGCTTTAAATTTAGTCAGTGGTGACCGTGCGGACGCCCACGGCCCGATATGGGAAAACCATAACAACATCGCCATGTTGTGGAACGGTTACCTCTACAACAAAGATTATCTTCTGGCGGCTGACGTTGCCAACATGATGGAATTGCTGAAGATTGCGCGTCGGAAACTTGGCACCTTCAATGAAGACAATTACATTGACGGCGCTGGCTATGCAGCAGTGGCACTGGAGTGCGCTGAAAACGAACCACACTTCCAGGAAGAATTAACCGAAGAGGTCTGGAAGGGCTGGAAAAAAGAAAAAGAACGCCAGAGGGACGCAGAACTGTTCGCGGATGATGAAAAAGAATCTTAAACGACCAGTGTGGGGCGTCAAGACAGAATGGGTTCCTCCCGAGGAACTCTCCCCAACGCCCAGCGGCATAAAAGAAATTGCGATAGATCTTGAGACTAAAGATCCACGCCTCAAGACCCATGGACCGGGGTGGCCCACGGGCAATGGAGATGTTGTCGGCATCGCTGTAGCCTATGACGGGTTTAACGCCTATCTGCCCATGGGCCACGAAGGTGGCGGCAACCTTGACCGCAGGCTTGTCTTGCGGTGGTTTAAAAAAGAGATAGCAAACCACCCGTCCGACAAGATTTTTTACAACGCCGCGTATGACGCAGGCTGGCTCACGCACCTTGGCATAGAACTAAAGGGCACCCTCATCGACGCCATGCTCGCCGCCCCCTTACTTAATGAGAACCGCTTCAGCTACTCCCTGAACACCGTATCCTATGATTACACCGGGCAAATGAAAAATGAAGCGGCGCTGCGGGAAGCCGCACAGGAATTTGGCGTTGACCCCAAAGGAGAACTGTACAAGCTCCCGGCCTGCTTTGTTGGTGAGTATGCCGAAGCAGATGCAAAGCTCACGCTGGACCTATGGCAACTCTTCAAGGTCGAACTCACCAAAGAAGACCTATGGCAGGTTTTTAATTTGGAGGCGGAAGTGCTTCCCCTCTGCATTGAAATGACGCGGCGCGGTGTCCGCGTCGATCTTGATGCCGCCGAGCGACTGAAGCAGGACATGCTCAAGGTGGTAAAGAAAATCTTGGTGCAGGTGAAAAAGGAAACCGGACTACCCGTCGAACTCTGGGCGGCGGCGTCAATTGCCAAGGTATTTGACCACTTGCAAATACCGTATGGCAGAACAAAAACGGGGCTCCCGAGTTTCACCAGGAATTTCCTCGCCCAGCACGAACACCCGATAGCCCAGAAGATTGCCGAGGCGCGGGAATACGACAAGATCGGCAACACCTTCCTGTCCAGCATCTTCCGCTACACCGACAATGGGCGCATCCACGGTCACATCAACCAGTTGCGATCCGAAGGCGGCGGCACTGTGTCGGGCCGCATCTCCATGGCGAACCCGAACCTCCAGCAAATCCCGGCCCGAAACCCCGACATGGCCCGAAAGATACGCGGTCTGTTCCTGCCGGAGGAAGGAGAGAAGTGGGCGTCGATAGACTTCGACCAGCAAGAGCCTCGCATCCTCGTTCACTTTGCAAGCCTAACCGGAAAGCGTGGACTGTCGGGGGCCGAGGACTTTGTCAGAGCCTACCGAGAAGACGCGGAGACCGACTTCCACCAGATGGTCGCGGACATTGCCCAGATCCCAAGGAGGCAGGCCAAGACCATCAATTTAGGAATCATGTACGGCATGGGACAGACGAAGCTCGCGGAGCAGCTTGATGTGACCACGGACCAAGCCAAACGCCTCATGCGCCAGTACCACGAAGACGTTCCATTCGTTAAGGAACTCATGGATGCCGTGCAACGCAAGGTGGCCCATCGGGACAAGGGAGGGTTTGTCCGCTCATTGCTAGGGCGCAAGTGCCGCTTCGACCTATGGGAGCCCAATATTTTTGTCTCCGCCAAGGCGCTGCCGAAGGAAGAGGCGCACATGGAATACGGCGACAACATCAAGCGGGCGTATACTTACAGAGCTCTCAACCGGCTGATTCAGTCCAGCGCCGCAGATCAGACTAAAGCCGCCATGGCGGCGGTGTACCGCGAAAAAGGTAAGGTGCCGCTCGTCCAAATCCACGACGAACTGGCCTTCTCCGTGGGCGATGAAAACGAGGCTAAGGCGCTCTGCAAAATCATGGAATCCGCCGTAGCTCTGGAGGTTCCGACGCCGAGCGAGATATCGCTAGGCCAAAACTGGGGGAGCTTGACGAGACTAGGAAAGTCCGATACTTTCCCAGAAGAGAAGGAAATCTGAATATGAATCCTGCCAAATGGAAGTCTGTCGTTATCCCTATCCGCAGCTATAAGGTCCTACGCAGAATGGCGGCGGACGAGCACCGTACTATCAGCGGCCAATTCACCTACATGCTTGAGAAGTGGTCCGACACGTTCAACGACGCCCCAACAAAGGACAAAAAAAAATGATGACCGCCGTCTTTGCAACCGCCGTCTTCTATACCATCTGCCTTATTGTTGCCTCACTTTCCTAGGAAGAAGTACGGCGTAATCTACGCCGACCCACCATGGACGTTCAGGACGTGGAGCAAGGCGGGGAAGGGCCGTTCTCCCGAAAAGCATTATGGTTGCCTGAGCCTAGCGGATATCCGGGCGCTCCCTGTTGCAGAAATCGCCAAAAGGGACTGCGCCCTTTTTATCTGGGTCACCGATCCAATGCTGCCGGAGGCATTCAAAGTCATTGATGCGTGGGGCTTCAAGTACAAAACGGTAGGCTTCGTCTGGGCCAAGCTCAACGCTACCGCGCCCAAATTCCATTGGCACTTGATTTCCGCAACAGATTTCTTCACAGGCATGGGATATTGGACCCGAGCCAACTCAGAGTTGTGCCTTCTCGCAACGCGGGGCAAGCCCAAACGAGAGTCCAAAGCCGTCCATAGGCTAGTTATCGACCACCGCCGCGAACATTCCCGCAAGCCCGATTCTGTGGCCGAGAAAATTGTCGAACTCATGGGGAATGTTCCTAGAATCGAATTGTTCGCCAGGGAACACCGAGCGGGCTGGGACACCTGGGGCAACGAGGCCGGTAAATTTGATTGACCGAGGGAAACTTACAGGATACCCCTTTATGTCCCGCCATGGGAACCTCCCTCTGGGGCCACGCCGCGTGGGTCTACAATTTGTCGCGGCGGCGGCTTCCTCATGGAACAGGGATTGCGATTGGCGGCACAAATTACTGGCCCAGCGCCAATCGCGCCCGATGATTAACTGATGGCTGAAAAAACGTACTCCGTATATACCACACCAACACCGACCAGAAGGCGAACTAGGCTACGCCCACT